CACACCCCAGAAGGAGTGTCGCTATGGCAGTGACGATCATTTGCCTCATCTGCGAAGAACACGGACGTGGCCGCGTCACCATGCGCCACATGCGCGAACAGCCCACGGGCAACGATTTTGAATGTCCAACCTGTGGGAGCTACCGGCACGTCACCAAAGACAAGACGGGTGGCACGGTGGGCCAGGGAACCGCACCGGGCTCCCAGCGCCGTGGCGTGGGCTTTGGCCCGGGCACGGCAACCTTCAGGGGGAAAGGCGATGGCCCAACCACGCAGTAAAGAGACCACCCTGTCTGATTTGTACCTGGGGCGCCGCCCCGCACACCCGAGCCTGGGGGAAGAGCCGGCGGCGGAGCCCGCGGAGGCGCCTCCGGACGAGATTCCTCCCGATCCTGAGGCGCAACCCGTCCAGGAAGACGACGACGAGCCGCAACCGGCGCGCACCTCCGGCATGGTGCGTGATCCCGAGCTGAAGCCCTTTGACCCCCTCGAACAGACCCGCCAGCTCGCCCAACTCCTCCAGAGTTTTGTCTCAACGGGCCTCATTGAACAGCGGAGAGACGGCTCCCTCATGGTCCCCGGCATGCAGCGCGCTCGCCTGCGCCCTGATTCCGCCTGCGCCTGCGCCCGCTGTACCCAGCATAATCAGTTTCACTGGGTCTGCATGATGTGCGAATCGGTCCACGAATGGGTGATGGTGAACGACCGCCCCATTACCATGCGGCAGGTGTTAGGCGATGCCGGCCGCGCTGGCTCCATTCACCTCGTCTGCTCCAACGCCTGCGCCCTCGGCTACAAACAGGCCTACGGCGGCTCGCAGATGAGTAATCCGATGCTGGGGAACGACCGCCCGTATCCCATTGCGGGCGGGGATGATCCCCTGCAGTTTTACATGAACCAGGGAGCGGCAGCATGACCGCGAAGGAGGTCCCATGCGTCCAGCCACCATCATGCAGGTGAGCGAGTTGCCTCTGCTTTTGACCGCAAAGCATGTGCAACAGCTCCTCGGCATTGGGAAAGTCACTGCCTATACGCTTCTCAAGGAGCCCGGGTGTCCCGTCGTCCACTTTGGGAAATCCATTCGTCTCCCGCGTGATCAGTTTATGGCCTGGCTCGAGCGCAAGGCCTCTCCTCCACCTGAGCCCACACCAGCACCTGAGTCCATACCATACCCCGGCCAGGAATGGGACGACTACTGGAATGTGACACCGGAGATGGTGTATGGCTAAACGCACCACCATTCGATCCAAGGGCAAAAAGCCCGTGTCGTTCGAGAAGGGCGGTTTGCACCGCTCGGTGGGCACCCCTGAGGGCGAGCGTATCCCGGCCTCCAAAATGGCTGCCGCCAAACGCGGGGACTACGGGGCCAAAGCGAAGAAGCAGGCCAATTTCGCCACCGGCATGCTCGCAGCCGGGAGGCGTACTGCCAGGAAGAATGCCTCACGAAGGAGCAGACGATGATCTCTGACGCCGAAGCAAAAGCAGGTGCGAGGACCGTCGGCCGCATGGCCAAACGGCTGGCCCAGCACGAAGAAGACGAGATGGCGCAGCCCGAGGTGCAACGCGTGAAGCAGCGCCGTGGCGCCGGAGTGCGCAGTAAGGGGAAAAGACGTTCTGCCTCTCTGAGGGCGTGAGGCATGGCCACAGCCACCCAGATTCTCCGCATGCCCACGAACGGTGCGAACGGGACGCACGACGAGCGCCCCATGCCCGGATCGCAGCGCCAGGGCGAGCAGCTGCTGTGTCAGTGGGTGCAGGGGCTCTATCTGGATGCGCTCAATGCCCGGCAGAAAGTGATTACGCAGACCGAGTGGACGGACTGGGAGAGTGGCTACTGGGGGAGTTACTGGCCAGAAGCCCTGCCCTCGTACAAGAGCCCGATCCAGATTAACGAGATGAAGCGGCTCATTCTCTCCGAACTCTCGGATCTCACCGACAATTCGCCCACGGTCTATGTGACCGCCAACCCGCGCACGGACAAGCGTGACGAGGACGTGGAGCGCGCCATCCAGGCCTTCTGGCAGCGCTACTTTGTGGATTTAACGATCCTCGACGTGTGTGCCGATGCGGCTATCTGGCCGTGCGGCTTCTTTGAAGTGCCCTGGGACCCGCTCCTTGCCGGAGGGCAGGGAGAAATTGTGGTGCGCTCGCGGGCGCCGCAGACCGTCTTTCCCGATCCCTTTGCGACCTCGGATGAGGACTGGCGCTACGTGGTGACCGTCGACGTCATGGATGTGAACGAGGTGCGCCAGAAGTGGCCCGATCAGGGCCCACGCGTGCGGCCCGATGTGGCGCAGCCGCAAGACCTCCAACCCTTCCAGACCGGCCCTGGGCGCCCGTCCGGCTTAGGGATTTTGACGCCGCTCTATCCCATCTCCTCGCCTATGCCCACGCAGGGGATGGATACCCGCGTCACGGTCTACAGTCTGCGCTGTAAGGACACGACCCTCGAAGCCTATCCCTATGAGCACTTTAACACAGAAGGGGTCCGGCAGCTCCGACGCGGCGTGCGCTATAAATACCCGCAGGGGCGTCTTGTCCAGTGTACCAGCGATGTGGTCCTCTTTGATAACCCGATGCCCTACGGCGACGGCTTTGATCTCATTCAGGTCCTCCTCCAACCCCCGGTGCATCGCTTCTGGCCCAAGCGCTCGCTCGTCGCAGAACTCCTGGAACTCCAGCGTGCAGCCGATAAGGCGGAATCGCTCACCTTAGAAAACATGCTGCGTCTCCAAAAAGGCCTGGTCCTGGCTGACGCCAACTCGGGGATCGACACGCGCACCTTTGCCGACATTCCGGGACAGGTCATTCTCAAGCGGCCTGGAAGCCAGGTCGAGATTGTCCGCCCCCCGCCGCTCCCGCCCGATCTCATCCTGGCAGGATCGCGCTATCGCTCCTACATGCGGGAACTCTTAGGCCATCAGCCGACCCGCGAAGGGGTGCAGGGGCGCGGCAACGTCTCTGCAGAACTGACCGAAACAGAAATTAGCCAGGCCATGGGGCTCACACGTCTTAGGGCCCGCTATCTCTATAAGGGGGTGTCCCGCCTGGTGTCGAAAGTCTTAGCCCGCATGGGGCAATTTTATACCCATACCAGGGTCATGCCATTTATGCACGGCGCGCAGTGGCATCCGGTCCTCTGGGAGCCCTTGCGGGACTGGGAGCAGTACGCGGCACATGTGGACCCCACCTCGTTCGCCATCCAGTCCAAAACTATGGTGAAGCGCCTGGCGATCATGCTGGCCCGCATTGGCCGCATGGCGTCCGATAAGGACCTGTACGAGATCTTGGAGTTCCCGGGCGGCGAACAGATTGCGGCCCATAACCAGGACGCGCTGAAGCTCCAGGCCCAGGCGGCCGAAGCCCAGCGTCAAAACCGAGGAGGCAGGCGGTGAGCAGAGACGCGGAAGTGGTGCGTATTTCGGAAGTCCGGGGCGCCGATGGTTCGAGCGCCTATCTCATTGAGGGCGGCAAGCCTGGCGAGGGCGCGGCCAGCTATCACCTGACCAGAGAGGCGATGCAGACCTTAGAAACCCAGGGCAAAGACGAGCGCGATGCGGCCTTGCGTCGTGGGATCGAGACCACCTTACAAGGCCGACACGAATCCTCCTAGTCCCGAAGCTGCATGGGAGCAACTGCACGCCGCAGATGCTCCCGCACTTCTTTGTGCATCTGCTGCATGAGCCATGTCGTAAATTTCAGGTTGCGTGCCGCGAGTATGACAAAGAGCTGGACTTTGAGATCACGAGGAATTGTGGCGTTAATCTGTGCCATAGCTCTGTCGCGCATGCCATCCCCCTTCTTTTGCTAGCTTCCTAGCTTTTATTGCCCATCTTTTGCTAGCTTACTAGCTCTTTTTGATGTCTGTCAATAGACTGGCACGCCTTCTCTCCTCCATAATCCAGCACAGACGGTTGTGAGCACGGTCTTTCTCCGGAGGAGCACACCTATGTGTGGACCTGACAGATACACTCAGAATCGCGGCCGGCGCGGGCGTAAATCGTCCCGTGGCGGCAAGCGCATGTAAAAGGGGACTGTGATGGCAGAGATTACGTTTGTCACTCCGCTGTGGGAGCCCGGCGTTGAGCACGCCAAAATCGATTCGTGGACCTGCGGCATGCCGGCCGATCCCCTGGGTGTCCTCTCGCCCAACGGTCAGAGCCAGTGTAAGCCGATGTCGAGTGGCTCGGGCGACATGGTGAACGACTGGAAAGCCGAGTTTCCCGATAAGGGGAATCGCTAGTGGCGACCACACCCCCGATTGTCCAGCTCTTACAACAGGCGCTGGCCAGGGGGCAAGGTGCGCCCGCAGGCGCGTTTCCGGGTGGCCCCCCACTCGGAGCGCCGCCGCCTGCAGGAGGTCTGCCGCCTGGCATGGGGTCTCTCCCTCCTGGCATGGGCGGTCTGCCTCCTGGCATGGGCGCGGAGCCCCAGGGCATGCCCTCGCAGCCTGATGTCGGCACCATACTCCTCACGCTGGCCAAGATGCCGTCGCCCTACAAGGAAATGGCGGCCTTAAAAATTGCCCGGGAAGTGATCGGCGTCGCCCTCAATTCGTGCTACTCCCGCTCGCCCCAGGCAGCCAAAGAATGCTCTGCAGCGCTCCTCGATGTCGATCAGGCCATGGATACGCTGGGCGGCATGCCGGTCGATATGCTCCAGCCTCCGGCCCCAGGGATGCCGACCAGTGGCTTCCCCATGGGTGGCGCTGGCCTTGGCATGGCTGCGTAGAAAGGACGCCCTATGGCGGATCTCAACTGGAATGAGGTGGTGCGGGATACGGCCCGCTTTCCCGATACGATGCTGATTGATATGGGCGAAGGCCGCGGCAATGTGCGCCTGGGCGAACTGCGCCAGGCCTTTGTCCCCCGAACGGAAGCGGACAACTGGCGCACCCGCGCTGGCGTCTACGCGGACGAGAAACGAGTCTTAGAAGGCCACCTGGCGCAGATGCTCCAGGCCTTGCCGCAGCACCCGCAGCCGCAGCAGCCTGCGGGTGCTGCGCCCCCTGTCGACTTTACGGCCGATCCCATTTTAAACCCGCTGCACCAGCAAGGCCTCGAAGCCATCCGGCTGGCGCAGGAAAACGCCCGGTCGATTCAGAAGCTCGAAAAGCTCGCCGAGCAAAATGGCCAGATGTGGCAGGCCCTGCCGCAACTCATCATGATGGGGCAAATGAAGCAGGCCGATCCGGCCTTAGATATTGACGCGCTCAACCGCTTCCGGGCCGAGCACAAGATTACCGATCCGGTCTTAGCAGCCCGGGCCATGAACTATGACCGGGACCTGGCGAAAGCCCGGGAGGTGGCTGAGGCCCAGGCCCTCGACAAAGCCAGGAGCGAGGTAGCGGCCCTGGCGCCGGCGGTACCCTATGCCCCCTACGGACCCCCCCATACGCTGCAGATCCCAGAACCCGGATTCAAAACCATTGATGAATCCGAAATTGCCGCGCTCCAGGACCCCGAGATTCTCCGTCTCTGGCAGCCCTCGGCTGCGTAACTGAAAGGATACGACTATGGCAGCTGGTGGGATAGGTAGTCAGCTATCACAACCTCCTATTACACTTGTTAATACGGCAAACGGTGTTACCACCAAGTATTTCCAGCCACAACTGGTCGATGCGGTCTTTAAGCCGTCGCCGCTGTTGTGGCGGCTCACGCGGCTGGGAAGGCGCTTTCACGGCGGCGCGCTGGTCTGGACCGTTGTGAACCAGGAAGAATTAACAGGCGGTGCGTTAAACTAAAGGCCCCACGAGCGCACCTTAAATCGGGGAAAATCGGTGAAAGGCTACAGGAAGGTTAGGAAAAGTTGTGCTATAATAGCTGCACAGGTGAGCAGTGAACGATAACACAACGAGGGCTTATGAGATGGCGACTGACCTGGATATTGCATGGCTTGCCGGGGTGTTCGATGGTGAGGGCTGTATTGGTCTCTATCCCAGGATCATTCATGGCAAGCGGAGTGGATGGGATTACTTCGTGGTCATCGCCAATGCTGATGCGCCGCTCATTCGCAAAGCTGCGGAGATTGTGACGCATCTCACGGGTAAGCGTCCCTATATTCGTTCCGACATGACCAGGCGTGGTAATCGCCGTGTATGTTACGCCATCACGGTGCAATCGCGGCCACGCATTATTGCCTGGCTTGAGGCTATGCGTCCCTATCTGGTGGCCAAAGGGGAACAGGCCGACATTATGCTCATTGCTCTGAAAGCTCGTGGGCATGATGCACATGGAACGAATACGGAAGTGCTGAAATATGCCGCGCTGCAGCTCAAAGCCATGAAAGAACCTTCCCAGGCAGACGCCGAGGTAACTCTAGCAGGGCTCAGGTCGCTAGAGCACCGTAACGACAAGGCAGTGACTCCCAAGAATAATCTGCCCACGAGTCCCCGACTGCCACTATTCCCGACCTGGGATACGGCAGATGACATTGTCTGACCACCGCTCGAAAGACGGTGAAGTGCGGGATAAAGAGCCTGCACGCTAACATGAGTGTCTGGGGCACTCAAATGCTCTCCACCGATGTCACCGATTCGGCGCAACCGGCCGAACTCCAGTGGCGAGCCTACCAGCAGCTGATCGCCATTCCGGTGATCGACGCGGTGTTAAACCAGGGACCGGCCGGGGTGGTGAACCTCGTCCGAGTCAAAGAAGAAATCTCTTTTGGCTCGATGCTCATGAAGCTCAACCGCGCCATCCAGCGGACCGCGCCGCAAAATACCGCCATCGACGTGGACGGTGTTCCCCTGGCGCTCGCGGCGTCGGGCACCTATGCCGGCATTACGATCCAAAACAACACCTCCACCGGCTTTGTGTGGCGCTGTGGCGGCGGCAATGGCCCTACGGATGCCGATGCTGATACGATCTGGCAATCGGGAGGCAACTCGCTCGTCACCACCGCCGGCATGCAGCAGGAGTACGGGCGCTGCTCTTTCGGCAACGAAGAACCGACGCTCATTACCACGACGCAGGCCGGCTGGAATGCCTACTGGGGCACCCTGGTCAATAACCAGCGCTTCATTGAAGACGAAGAAACCACGCGGGGCGGCTTCCGTAACCTGATGTTTAACCGTGCTGTCGTGCTCCACGACCAATTTGTTCCGGCCGGAGAGATGCAATTTTTTACAGAGAAGTACCTACGGCCTGTGTTCCATCCTAACATGCACTTCCGCATAGATCCTTTCATCCAACCCACATACCAGTTCGTAGCTATTAGCCGTATATACCTACTATGGCAGCTCCAGTTCTTGAGCTTACGCCATCACCAGAGGGTGTTCGGGATCAATAATGCATGATTTACTAATGCATTATTGTATTGATATATAGACATATTTGGGTTACTCTCTCCTGAGGCAATCAACCATAGGAGAGAGATATGACGACGAAGACGACAGAGCAGCGTTTCTGGGAAAAGGTGGAGTGGCGGGCCAATGGGTGTCTGGAGTGGGTTGGGGCGATTGGATGGAGCAGGCCAGAGTTCGGCAAGCATAGGGGGCTGCCCTATGGTCGCTTCTATTGGAATCAGCGTCTGGGGATGGCGCATCGCTATGCCTATGAGCGAGTGCATGGCCCGGTGCCAGCAGGCCTCGAAATTGACCATAAGTGCCACAACACTCGATGCGTCAATGACGAGCATCTCGAAGCCGTTACGAAACAGGTCAACATGGAACGAGCCCCAGGGAATGCAAGTTGGGGTAATGCTCAAAAGACCCATTGTCCCAATGGTCATCCGTTCGATGACGACAACACCTATATCTACCCGGGAAACGGGGCCAGGGAATGCCGGCGCTGCCATGCCGATCGCACGCTGGAACGGAATCGGGCCAAGGGCGCTCCTGAGCGTGTTATGGCCTCAGACACACACTGTGCCAATGGCCATGCCTGGGCAGAGGGTAACGAGCGCTGGGTCAAAGGGATGCGCCGCTGCAAAACCTGCATGTCTGCTGCAAGTCTTCGTTCCAGGCGTTTACGGCGTGAGCACAACAAGCAACTCCCTCTGGAGCTAAAGGAGTAACACGATGGCATTTTCACTCGGCGACTGGGCCAAGGCGAAACTGGGTCCCTTCCAGGTAGGCGTAGGGACCGGCTCGATCCAGCCACCCACGATTGGCTACCACTTTGAGATGGCCGATCAAAACGTCTCGACCTCTCCGGTCATGCAAGCGCCCTCAGGCATTGCGTTTGGCCGGGCGGTCATTCGGCAAAAGAACTTCACCTCGGGCTCGGGCACCGTAGGGCCAACCTACGAGTTGCAAGTGGCCTATGATTCGGGCTTTACCTCGCAGCTTCGGACGATCGCGCAGGCGGTCGCCGGGCGCACCGGGCGTGATCAGACGTTTCTCCTCCAGGGCGTGGTGCCGGATATGCAAAGCCTCACCTTTGGGCGCGTGGCCCTCACCAAATCCGGGACTGACGATGTCACCTATGACGCCCTGGTCGACTTTACGCCGGGGGTGTGAGTGGCGATCTTTCATCTGGTTTCACCCAGGCATTTTGAATCGTGGGGGCCGGGCTCCCCCGATAGTCCGGGGATCGGCGGCTCGGAAACCATGCACTGTGAGATGGCCTGGCGTCTGGCCGAGGCTGGCCACACGGTCATCTCCTATGCCCCGATTGCGCCGAAAGGTGCTGGGCTACACCGGGGCGTCCTCTGGCGCCATGTGGACGCGCTTGATCCTACGAGGCCGGGCATCTGGGTCCTCATCCGGGCGCTTGAATGGGTGCCGCGCTTTCTCGGGCCTCCGACGCAGCGCCTGTGGTGTGTGATGCAGGATCAAGATCACCCTGGTGCGTGGCCCAGCGCCTGGGGAGCAAAGCTCGAAAAAGTGATTGGCCTGTGTGAGGCGCATGTCGAAGAACTCACGCGGCGCCATCCGGCCTTTGCGGACACAATCGTGCGCTCAAGGAATGGGCTGCGCGAAGACCTCATTGCCCGCATGCTCCCGCAGGCCGGCCCGCGCCAGCCGCACCGGCTCATGTATGCCTCGTCGCCTGATCGGGGACTCCTGGGGCTCCTCGAGGTCTTTCGCACCATTCGCTTTCACTGCCGCACGGCCGAGCTGCATGTCTACTACGGCTTTGACAATATGGCAACGCTCACGAGCCCCAGAGTCCGGACCCAGATGCAGCGCATTCTGGCTCGGGCAGCACAACCGGGCGTGTTCATGCACGGCCGCACCGGGCAGCCGGCGCTCTACCAGGCGTGGCTCGAATCCGCACTCTACGTCCACCCGACGAACTTCCTTGAAACCGGCCACATTGCCCTCATGGAAGCGCAGGCCTTAGGGGCCATTCCCGTGGTCAATCCGCAATGGGCGACCGGCGAGCAGCTCCTGGCCGGCATTGCCATTGAAGGCGACGGCGAGGGGGATAGGCTCCAGCTCAGGCGCTATGCCCATGCCGCCCTCTATCTCCTTCAGCATCCCGAACTGCAAGAGGAGATGCGCGCCTCTATGATGGCCGAAGCCCGCAAGCGTTTTGGCTGGACGGGGGTAGTCGAGCAGTACGACGCCTGGGCGAAGGAGGGCGCATGACCACCGAGCGCTTTCACTTCCAGCGGACCTGTGTGGCCAAAACCCGCGGCCGCGTGATGAACGTCGGGGCGTCGACCGATCCGGCCAACCTCAAAGCGACCTTTGGCGCGAGAATCCAGAACTGCGATCTCCTCACCTATGACCCGGTCCTGGGACGCATGCTGCGATGCGACTGGCATTTTGATTGCCGCACGTCCTGGCCGTTTCCTGCCGATGACGCCGAGATGGTGGTTTTAGGGGACATTCTGGAACATCTGCGGGAACCGTCGCAGCTTGCCTGTCTCCGCGAAGCCCACCGGGTAGCCCCCTGGCTCTGTGTGACGGTCCCCAATGATCCCCGCCCTCCCGAAGCGCAGGGCCCGCGCCTGGCCGACTTTCCGGGCCTCTACCATCAGACGGTGGTGAGCGAAGCGCTTCTCGCCTGGTGGCTGGAGGAGACACGCTTTCAGGTGGTCGAGTGGCAGACGGTCGATTACGGCTTTGTCCCCGAAGGCTATTTTGTGCTGGCGAAGCGGCAGGAGGGGGTAGCGTGATTTCTCGCA